GTAAACTTCACAATACCTGAAACGATCAAACTAGGACTGTTTAATCCTAGATCCTGTCTAAAGTAATTGCTGCGGCTATGGGTGTGTTCGTTTTTCATATTCTTTTTTACCAATCCTCTTCGGCACCGATCATCGAGTCTCCTATGTCGATGAATCCATATTGATCTGATTCCTGCAAGCCCAACCTTGCAATGGCCATTTCCACTTGGTTTTGAATTCCGATGTCGAAGGTGAGATCTAATTGACTAAGGGTCTCTGTCGTGTTCAGATTGAAGTCAGTAGTAGTCTCAGGTTCGGACATTGCTATTGCATAATTTTCCAAACTCGAAAAGAGTTCATCCATTGATGAGTCAATGACAGCCTGGATATCACTGTAGTCTTCGATAGTCGGTTTTGAGATCTCGCTTTGCCGTTTGTATTTGTATTTCAACTGTTCCCGCTCGATTGTTTCATTTTCGATTGCAGCTATTTGACTGATAGACACGCCACCAGACCTTATCAGATCTGTGAAGCCATCAAACATGTAGCTGAGAAGACGGTAGCATCGTAGTGTTCTGATCACGGATTTCGTTGCCTTGGATTTTGTCGCCATCAATTTGACCAGGTATTTTGTCCCGTAGCTGAAGTTGTTGTTTTTTGCAGATAGAAGTAACAGTTTCACAGCTTGTTGCAGTTCACGTTGATGTAAAGACAGCTTCGGCCCTACCGACGATCTCGACTCTTCGTAAGCGGCTTTGATGGCATTGAATCCCGATAGAGAAGCACCCAAAGCAAATGTCTTGACACCTAGTGTGATGTTACACCAGCTTCTACATTCGGATAGAGGGTGTCTCGTTCTCCAAAACTCAAGGAGTTCTGTGGTACAGTCTAGGGGACTGATGAGACTGACTCGACGCCCCTGTCTTTTCAACTCGGATAAATGCTTCCTGTGGAATTTTACAGATGCTGCGCTGACATTGCCTATGAGACTATCTATTTCTCCAGGGAGAGAGTAATCAGAAACAACCTTGATAACATCAAGATGTTTGTCCACTTCTATTTTGATGTCATCTTGGATAAGGTCTCGTGCAAATGGGATCATACCTCCTTGCCCAATCTCTGATATATAACGCTCACAGTAATACAATCGTTCAGAGTGAGTCGATCGGGCAATTATTGACTTGACAAACGTATCTGTCATTCGTCCTGCTGGGAAGCAAATACTGGCTGAATTTGGTTCTCTCCTCAGCAATCTCTCATGATGCCTTGATGGAGCAAGCAGTTTCGAGAAACTTATCGCCAATGATTTGAATGCAATGGTCTTCCTCAGAGGCAGAGAATTCCAATCTGTTTCAACAGCTGCGGGTGCCCCGATCAGATAAATCTGATAAGGTTTCAGATATTGATTGAAAGCATAAGAGATGCGGTGCTCATACGATGGAAGCTGTTTGACTCTACCTTCTTCATACCCTCGCAGTGTGGTTGAATTCAGACGGATGCTGTATGCGAGGTTGTTCTCCTCCAGGAACATGACAAGATCAAGAAGATTGGACTCTGATGCTCCTGTGAAAGATATGTCCACGTGAACGAAATCAAAACCTGACACGAATTTGAGGGTTGATCCATCGAATACGTCATAGTCGGTCTTGTGAACAATGGACGGATGATGATTTGTTTTTGTGAATGTGTCCTCTAAGCTGAAAGATGTACATTTCAGGTCCAGATGATCGGCAGCATATTTTCCATCTCCCCGACCAGCAGTTAGATCACAAATGTGTGTATCTTTGTCAATGATCTTCAGAGATTCGAGATGCCTAAATAGAGCAACTTGCGCACCTAGGGAGTCAGAGCCCGTATGGCTGAAGAATGCAGATGGAGATGCTCCTGTTATCGAACAATGCTGAGCATATCTACACAATGCTGATATCTCCTCCAAGGTGGACATAGCACCGTAACCTATCGGTGAACTGGTATATTCAATCTCGTCAACGACAGGATCAATGAGCTCTTTTCCAGTCAATCCTGTAAATGGAGCCGTTGAAGGTAATTCTGCAGGTAGTATTATGTCCTCAAGAGATACCTCATCGCATATTTCTCTGAGCTCATCTCTGATCGAATCCAGCTCTGTTGTAATGAAAGTCTCCATGAATCCCATTCCCAGGACCAGTATCCTTGTCTGAAGTGACGGACTGATCAGCAAATGGGATAGGGTTCCTAGAGGTGTCGACTTGAATTCTTCCACCGAGGCATCAGCATCGACAGTTACAGATTGTCCGCTACGTCTGATTTTGAAGTGGAATGTGAGAATGTACTCCATGATGAGCGTTCTTGCCAAGTTCTTCTTATGACTTTCGAAAGAATTCAGTAGGGCCTGATACTTCGCGAGTCTAAAGCTCAATTTTGCTGAATGTCTTCGACTCTGCATTATTGAGCTGAACTTCGCGACAAGCAGATCATACTCTCTGTCATTCGGTCCTCTTGCTATAGCCTCTTCTATACAACTTGCTTGCAAGGACATTTGAACCTTGTTGTTCTTGTCAACAAGAGTCATAGTGGCACGCTTCTCCATGACCCGCTGAAGTCTTAGAGAGATGACTTCGAGAGCCTCATCGTCTGTAAGATGATTCCAACTGGAATCGATTTTCTTCAACTTTTCTGTTAAGGGCTTCCAGCAATTGATGGACAGTACCTCTGAAGACACAAGTAGGTATTCTTTATCGAGTGCTTTCGAGTATCGGAGAATTATGTCATCGATATACTCCTCTCCCAGCTGTTCGCTTGTCTTCACTTCGTCAAACTTTGGCATGAGAGCCCATTCGTTGACATTCTCCTCGTACATATAGGAATGGGAGAGATACCTGAATCTCATTTTACTCATCTCATGATTCCGGAGATCAGAATAGCAGGTGAATTGTGTGGCTGGAGTGTAATCAGTTGTTACTGGTTTCACGAATTGTACATCCTTGATTCCTATTAATGATGAAAAATTGTACCTTACAACAAGCCTCCTCGATGAATCGTGTTTGTCTCTTGTGATAGCAGCAACCAACAATCTCATCCTGAGGTAGTCAAAATTCACATTGCTGTCCACCAGCCCCATCAGAGTTATCAGTCTTTGATTCAGATCTGTGGTGTAATTGAGTGATCTGTTCATCTCAGCTCTTATATATGTCATTGTGCTGAATCTCATGTTGGGAATCCTGTGTAAAATCTCACCACCGGTTTCTGTAGGTGCATAATAGAACAGTGACTCGAATGTCTGATTCGTCAATGTGGACAAAGAAACATTGCATGCCTTTACACAATCCAGCTTGGATCTCTCTTCGGGCTTTGTTGAAAGGAGGTTGAATTTCATCAAGAACCACTTTGTAACTGCGACAAGCTTCGCGGCAAGTAACTCCTCCTTATTGCCCAACATCCTGTCATCATCGATAAGGTCTCCTTTGTATAACGTCTCATTTCCTACTTTAGGATCATCATACACTTTGATGCCATTCCTGTAATGCATTGGACTACACCGCCTAACCGTCAACAAAGCCTCTGATCGATCAACTTCCTCAATCTTGTCGTCGTAGAGTACCTCTTCCACTTCAATCATCTTCACTCTTGGGAACATCAATACTTTACGCCTGAGGAGGCACTGGATGATGTCATCATTCCCGTTCAATGTGAAATACATCGTTCTGGTAGTTACAGCCGCAATCCTGATATTTTCAAGAGTTCTGAACGATATTTTCTTTCGGAGCCGAGTAATATCTTTCACTCTAGTAAGCAACCCCGAACTGGTCTCGATTTTCCCGATGAGGAGATCAAGAAAGTGCACTGCAGTATTCTCGTGATAGAATTGGACGATCCTTGTGTGGAAGTTCTCCCTGAAGATTTCCAACATTGTTGTTGTGAGTGGTTCTCTTTCTTCTGATAGTTTGAACATCTCAAGGACTTTCTCGTTCTTCGTATGCTTCCGGACCATAGCTTTGATTGATTGTTTGATACTCGTTGTTGCAGGACATAATGTATTGTCATTTTGCCAATTTGATGTGACAAGCCTTGTTTCATCCATATTTCGTTCAGACTTTTCGTTGATGGATAGGGTCACACTGAGATACCGTAGAAAAAAGTCCGGATGTGTAGCTTGGTGTGTTATCCATTGGTAAAGGTAGTGAAGAGACTTTGAGAACCCGACGCTATGACCAGATAAGACGAGATTGATGTGCAATGATGCACCTAACCCGCCTAGTGAGCAGGGCAGATAGGACCAGAAGAACAGCAGATCCTGTAAGAACTTGTCATAGATCTGAAGGTACAGTACTCTGTCAGGACTATCTACCAATCTTGATTCTGCCAATCCTTGACCGTATATCCCCGATAAGACGTCATTGAGGAGATCACCGTTGGTAGCCAACCCTTGCCTATTAATGTAAGCAGTAATGTCGTTGACAGCTGCTTCCATAAGAGCATGGTTCTGTTTGAGATTGAGCTCTGATTGATCATCTTTCGTATAGTAAAGCAGGTTGGACAGGTGTACTGGTAACTCCTCAGACGATATCATGCTGTTCTGCTGCGGATGGGAGAGTATCATTTGTGGGAGCCGCGAAAGTAGTAAGCCCAACTTGTAATTTTTCAGATACGTGCAGGCTTCCTGATGATTTGTCAGCTCCAATGCTGATGCTGCCGATGAACTGATACCTGCCACTTCCAATTCTTCTGAGACGATCACTGAATTGTTCCCAGCACTAATCGCAAGGAGCCGCTTTAGTGTTGAATCGGCTCGTATTCCATCTGCGTAATGTTGTCTTAACATGGTGACCCGGTGCTTTGAAAGATTTGTTTGAGAGTACTTGATTGTCATTCCGAACTTGCTGCAATGATCCATGATTTTCTTGAATACTGATTTCACCATGGCCTCTGATGCTTGCTTGATCTTCATTATGGCATTTACGTCGTCCGAGTACACCATTATTGTCTTCACATCCAAATCTGTCATGATCCTCAAGAGTTTCATCATCAATGTGGTATGCAAAGTCCAAAACGGATTTAGCCATCCCTCGATACCACCCAATTGACCCTCCGACACCAATACTTCATCAAGATACTCGTCATAGTGATACACGGTTAAGCTGGAAAAGTAGTGCGGGAGGTCTCCCCATCCGTCATAACCGAAGAGATTTCCCATGAACTCTGCGAGTTCTGATGTATTCTCATACTGCATTGACTGGTTGTGACCTTCGATGTCCAAAAGAAGTGAGTAATTATCAGGTTGTGCAAGCTCCCGAGAGGCTTCATGTATTATTGCTTTCCGTTTCTTGTCAGGAGGAGTCATCAATTGTTCATCGAAATACCCGAGGGCTTTCTTCATCTTTGCAGCAACAAGACTCAAATCGTGCTTGTTTTCCAATCCAGCATTACCAAATAACCTTGCTGCAAATTTCTGTTCTCTCTCTTTCTCGATCAGTCGTGCAGCATCTCTCATTGGGACAGGGTTTGCTCTTTGATTTGTCCTGACAACTTTCTTCTGTTTTGGTTTCAGTTTCCGTTTTGCAAAGAAATCACCCAAATTGTAGTGACGCCTTTCTATTACTTGGAGCAATTCCTTGCGACTGTCACCGGGCCCGAACGAGATCTCGGATTTCAATGCACCTTTGTCCTTTGCGAATTCGAGCGGATCGTCGGTTAGTGTATTATCCATGCAGTCGAATATTTTGATATCGTCCCACCAACTGAGATTGAGTGATTCGATCAGATCGTAGGATCCCCTTTGACTGTAAGCTTCAAGTAGCTTGATCTTATCCGGCTGCCCGATGATGTTAGGTAAAGTCTTGTGTCTCTTCCTGTAAGCGATGGTGAAATTTGCTTTGGCAAGCCGTGTGATATTCCTCACAGCATTGGCATCGATTTTCCGGGGAGTATGAACTCTCTTCAGGAACTTCTTCACTCCTTCTTCGGCGTTCACTTCAGAGTAAAAGATCAACTTATGTAGTGCTGATACCTCCTGAAGATGTGTCCTTGATAGGGTTTTCCCTTCGATGATGATTTCGCAGAGGAATGATTCAGTGTTACATGCGAAATTGGGGTTGCTCAAAAGACACATTATGAGTCCAAAATCATATTCAACTTTGCAGATACGTTTGTCGAGTTCGTATAGATCATATACAACCTCGAGTATTGGTTTCCAGTTCATGGCAAAATCCTCATCGTAATCTGACATAGCAAGAAGGAATCCTTCCACTCCCTTCATGAAGTCAACTTGATCATTGTGTGAACCTTCTGTTTCCGCAAGTCTGATCAAGATTGTGAACATTCCCTTTGCCCAGCCGTATTCCGGACAATTGTTTAGAATGTCAATGTTGTTGAGAACATCAGAAACTGTGAAGATGTAATCCAGGTAGGACATAGGTCCGCAGAACCAATATCTGAGTGACTCGTGGTAGATTCTGAAATGGCCACCGCAGGCAATGATACAGAATTCATGGCCTTTCATGGTTGATCGGTATACGTATACCCCATTCGAGAACATTGTATAGGATGCTTCGTCAGAGTTATCAGGTATGACATCAACGGATAGCTGATGTGCAGTATCCTCCTTTGCTATATGTACTCGGAGTCGCTGAATCATGATCACGAATGACGTGTATCTTGAGAGAGTCGAAGGAGAGACATCAAAGGTGATATTGTCTTGAGCAGAGATACTCAAATCAGATTCAGTTGATCGTTTTGCGAATGCCAATGTTGCCAAATTGATTAGATCCTCTCTTGCTGAGAACTTCTGTCTTGCGAACACTTTGAGATGATCCATGGTGAATTCGAATGGGGCAGAGGGAATCTTCGATGCGGATTCTAATAGATTGAAGACCTTCCTGATGGATGCGAGTTGGGAAACATGGTGCCCGTGGATTTTAGGACATGGATCTCCTTCACTTGCCGCGATGTATGACTTGATTTCTGTTGGATAGGGTATGAGTGCATTGGACAATCTGGCAGGAATCCTAACATCAGAGGGCTTAGTTGCAAATACCGGCTGGATTTTTCGTTCGACATATTCGTCTGATATTTCTACAGGCAAGAATTCTGTAGAAGCGTCAACCAAGTTTTCTCCTGTTAGATGCTCTTTTAATCCTTCATTCAAATAATCCCAATAAGGACTCTCTTTGAGTGCTGACTCATACGACATTTTGTATCCTCGAGCTTCTGTTATCTTGCTTGGTTATGCTTTCCAGTAGTTAGT